GCCTCCATCAGCTTCGGGTCAATGGTGGCATGGGAATGAACGTCAACCGACTTGCCAACCGCAACCTGCTGGATGGCGTCCTTGAGCATCCGGTCCTGAATCTCAGGGCTGACGCGGGCGTAGGACTCACGGGCGCGGACAAGCCCAAGCGTAATGCCCTTGAGCGTTCCGGCTACCAGCGCGCCGCCAAGGATGTTGGCCGCAAAGTCCTCAACCTCGTACGCCTCTTTGTTGCGGCGAGCCTGAATCGCTACGGGGATTTCCGCTAGAATGTTTCCTGCCGTGGCGTCGATTACCGCTGCGGTAATGCGCGGGAAGGTTACGCTCCTGGCGATTGCTTCCTCTGACACCAGCAGCCCGCGAGTCATGGCTTGCGACAGCGGGCCAGCCCCGGCCTTGACCAGCTTTGCCTGTCCGACGAACGGAATGAAGTTCATCGAAAAGTCAACCGGGTGCGACATTCCGCCGACCATCTGTGTGATGAACCCAGCCGCGCCTCTCACTACGCCAACGTTCTGAATCGTATCCAACTCGGCCTGAGAAATGGCGTTCAGGTCATGCCGCTCCTGCATTGCACGGGCGCGTTCCTCTCGGATCGGCTCGTCAAACACCAGCCCTGTATCAGGATTGCCATACAGCTCATTGGCCCGCTTGGGGTCGAGCATCTCGGAGTCATCGAACATGTCCCCAAGGAATCCAGTAATGGCTCGCCCCGCCGTCTGACCTGCGCCAATCGTGAACTTCAGGCCAAGGTAATCCGTGAACGAGGCGTTTCGCCCCGTAATCGGAACCCCTGTTTCTGCTTCGACTTTAGGAAATGCGAATGACATTATTCAGGCAGATACCCGCTTGGCCTTTTCACCCGGTCAATCTTAACTGGTTCTGGAATATCAAATCCGAGGGGCTTGAATTCCAGCATCGGGTTGCGCTCTACTGTCCGACTTTTAGTTTCAACGGCAGGATAGTTGTGCCTGCGCCCCGAAGTATCAAACGCGATGAACAATGGCCGCTTGTCCTTGGTGCGAATCTGAACCGGAATACCAAGCGTTGTGACCATGTAGACATACATGCCCTTGCCATCCTCAGACGGAACCAACATCTTGTTTTCGTTTAGGTCATTCTGAACATAAGTATCAATCGCCTGCTGGGTGGCATTGGGAGAATTCGGCCACAAAGGAGCGCCGTCATCCGTAGTCTGCATGATGTCTGCGGCGAGGATGGTGTTTGCAAAATCGGACTTAACCTTTTCCACCACCTGCTTCATCTCGTCGTCATTGCGCGGCCTGTCATCCGGTCCTGCCCACTTGGCGAACGGGACGGATTTTCCACCCACATCTTCAAACTTGAACTTTGTTCCAATGAGAGTGTCGATTGCGGTCTTAACCGCTTGAGTCGGATTGCTTATATCAAGCGAAGCAGAATAGGCAACAATTGCCTCTCTAAACCCAGCCACAACATCAGCGCGTTGCTTGTTGTCCCCGCCATACATGGAGGCGAAGGCCGTCCAGTCCTTGTTTCCAACCAGCGTCTTTTCGTAGTCGTCAATCTTCAGCCCCTTGTTCTTGGCGTTCTCATTGGCCTTGCCAAGCGATTCGGCGAGCTGCCGGGCGTATGGCTCATTGGCGTGCAGCTTGAGCGTTTGCATCTGCTGCGAAACAGCCTTACCTGCGGGAAGCTGAACCAAGTCGCGCCACGCAATTGCGCCCGCCTCCGGGTCATCTGCGTATGCGGCCTCAAATGACTTGATGGCGTTGATCTTCTCGGTTGGAGAGCCGCTGTTAATCTGACCGGCAAGTTGTTCGGCCTGCGCTTTGGGCATCAGAGAAACCTGATGAGAATCCAACCCAAGGTAATACTCAGCGTCAGGAGCGCCCGCAGGAGCATGGCCCTGATAGCGCAATGTCTCAGCATTAAGCTGGCGCATCCGGCTTGGCTTGTCCTTGTCTGTAGCGCCCTCGTAAAGTTCCCGCGCCCGAGAAACAATCGGATTGTATGATTGAACGTATTCGACAGGATTGCTATCAGCGAACCTGGCCATCGCCTTGATCATCTGGTCCGCTCGCTCAATGGCCTTCTGCTCAACAACACCGCCGCCTTTAGCCTTGCGAGCATCAAGGCTGCGCTGCATGGCGTATGAACTCTTGCCCTGCTCGTCCTTAATCAGATCCAGCGCGCCATTGTGAACATCTGCATTCAGCCTGTGCTTCTGATAGGCGAGCTTGCCTGACGCCTCATCCTGATAAACCGCAACGAAAGTGTTTTCGGATGGAACCGTTACGTACGTTCCCTTCATCTCCGCATTGGACATGTCATTCTCAATCGACATGTTGAACGCGCTCACATCCAGAACGCGCAGTTGCTTGCGCGTGTTGTTAATCTTGTCGAGCTTGGCCTGTCTGAAATTCTCAGGAATGTCCTTGGATTCGTTCAGGATCATCTCGGCCAGATCCGGATCGGTATCCATCGCGCCCTCAATGACAGTTGCAACCGCCTTGGCTCGCATATCTGCGGCGAATGCGGGGGCTTTCTCCGCATAGGCTTCGTTGATTCGGGCGAGCTGCCCGACAAGCTGATTCTCCAATACAGCCGACGCTCCTACTGGGTCAACGTCCCCAACCTGGCGATACAGTTCAAGATAGGACTGGGTGGCATTGTTCTCAGCCATCCCGAAATTCTCAATCCGCTTCTTCTCGCCCGTGCGAAGTGCGAATTCGTACTGCCTCGCAATGGAACCTTGAAGCTGCTGCTGCAACACCATCCCCGCCCGCTTGGACGGAGCGGCTGAAACAAAATCACTGGATACCTTCTCGGCGTATTCCTTGAAGGCCGGTCCGTAATCCTCTCGCTCCTTGTTCGCCATATGCCATTCCGTCATGGCATTGGTAAACTTGTATTCGGCGTCACCAGACCAGCGCAGTTCACGCTCCTTCTCGCGGGATTGGAAGAATGCGCCAGCGTCCTGAGTCGCATTGGCGTAGCTGCCAATAGCCGCAGCGGGTGCGGTCATTGCGCCAACGTTAATCTGGTCAGCAACCGGGCCGGTCTTGATGCCTTGCTGCGCGACGTATTGCGGTATCTTTGGCATTATGCGCGAGTTGTTTTAGCCCCGCCACCGTTCAGGCTTGGCCATGCCGATGCAGTCTGCGATGCCCCGCTCAACAGGGTCGAGCCTGCCCTGAGATAGCCCGCCTGTTTCGCGGCCCGCCCCTCAAGGAGCGAATTGCGAGCGCTGCTCTGGTAGGCTGATGCGGTGGCTTGGCCTTGATAGATGGAAGCCAATGCGTCCATCTCGCCCTGAACAGAAGTGTCCAAGAGAACATCGTTGAATGACCCGCCCGACAGGTCGATCCCGCTCTTGGCCCCAGCGGCCCGTTGTGCCCCCAGCCTGCGCCGGTTCTCCGAACGCTGCCGGTCAGCGGCGTATTGGGCCTGCTCTGCCGCCACGCGGGCATTGGTGTTCTGAGCCTTGGCGTTGCGCTTGGAGGCGTCCTCTGCCGCATTGCCCTGCTCAATGGCGGAATAGGTTCCTGCCGCCGTTCCCGCCACGCTGATTGCCGCGACAATCCAAGGTATTGCTGCTTGAGGCATTACTTCATCTCCTTCATGTAGGTCAGGTCGCTGACATCAAAGCCGTTCGATTTCAGGAATGACCCGGATCGGATCAGCCTTTCGTCCAGCAACAGCGCAATTTTGAATTCCATAATCCCGGCTTTCTCCACCACCCCCATGACGTGTTCAAACAAAGCACCAGCGGCCAACCCTTGACCGCCATCACAAACGAACCAGAACATGGACGAAGCGCAGGGCTTTCCATTGTAGGGATTCGGATGGTAAATGATTCCAATCGCCTCACGCGGGACACCATCCACTTCGCGAAGGTAGATGACGCCCTGGCCGGATGCGAGTATCTTGCCCCAGAACTCAATGAAGCATTGCGAGTTGAACTCGCCGACCTTGTTGCGGGCGGCATAGAACTCTTCAGCGAGTTTACCGCACTCGATTACATCGTTGATGGTGGCTTCGCGTATCATGGCTAATCGCCGCCCTTCAGGAGCGAAATAACCCGCCTATTATGAAGGCAGGAATTGCACAAGGTTGGACTGCCTGGCTTTGCGGCACATACGGAACACTCCATGAATTCCAGAACCGGCTTCTTTGGTTTACGCTTTTTCATGTTATTCGTGCGTTTGCAGTTCGGGTGCAACCGCGAGGATATTAAGCGGCCAAGGCTCGGATATGGAAAGCACAATCCCGCTTTCAAAGTCGTACGGGTTCTTGATGGAGAACTTGTCATCCCCCGTGAAGAAGTTCGTGGTCGTATTCGGAAAGACGTGTTCCGTTATGCTTGTTTCTGACGGCCCGTGGTTGAGCTTGTAAGATGAGAAGACGCGGGTTCCGACGCGGTGGACGCGCTTGGTCTTGACCATGGAGACACCGAAGCTGCTTCCACCTTCCGGGGGCAACTGCTTCAGCGTGGAGGTATAGACGTATCCGATGTAGGCGGTTCCGGTATAGGTTGCGCCAAGGCTGATTGAACCGGCAGATACAGTCTTTTCCCCGATGTAAGCGCCGTTAATCCACACACCAACCGAAGCCCCGTTGGGGACATTTGTGCTCGGAGTTGAGGTGGTCGCTGCGGCAAGTGTTCGGGAGGTATAGTCGTCAAGGTATGCCGTGGTCAGCGCGGTCTTGGCCGTGTCGCCGGAAGGAAGCCAGAACAATCCCAATCTTTCGACTTGGTACCGGGCCGAGTTGTTGCGGACGCCTGCGATGTAGAGCCTCGAATAGGTATTGTCATCCTTGTTGATGACTAGGATTGAATCGGTAACGCAAAGGCTGTTGTATTGCCCAAGCGTGTGATGCGCCCAACTGAACTGGTTTTCATCTTCATTGATGGTAGCAGAGGCGAGCGTTCCGTCGTCAAGCAAGACCCACAAGATCGAGAAGGGCGAAATCTGATAGGCAAGCTGAACGCCAGAGCGACCATTGCGCATCATGTGCTCAGAGGCCAGAGAAACATCGGATGAAACCCAGCCGTCCGAGTTGAAGTCATACGACATCTTGCGCAGTCGGGTTCCGTCGCGCTGCAAGAAGTAGATGGAATTGCCAACGCGCTGCGCCTGATGGTTCGGGGCGCTTCCGTAGGAGGACTGGGGCGTGACGCTGATGTTGCTTGGGGTCAGCGGCTCCATGAATGACGAAGCGGCCTTGGCCTGCCACTCGGACCCCTGCGTTCCGATGAGCAAAACCTTGGCGCTGATCATCCACACCACCGGACTGACATCCTCAGAGGCGATGGTGTAGGTGATGGCGTTATCGTCCTGAACGGTGCCGTCCGGTTCGGTCGGAGAAAAGTTCCAGTAATCGCCACTTACGGACATCCAGATCGTCTGTGGCTGTTCGGTGTTACCACCAAAGGTCAGCCGCTGCTCATGGATGCAGACGCTATTCGGGTATCCCGTGGCATCGCTCCACGCGCCAAGTTGCCAGTCGGTTAGGACGCCACCGTTACGGATGGTGGTGTTGTCCTTCGGATCGAGCGGAACCTCTTGGAAGAACTCCACGCTGACCTGAGTTGCGCTAGTGTAAGCAGTGATGCGACACCAGATGGAAACCCCGGAGAAGTTCAGGCGGATTGGTCGGCCAACATCGGTCGATGAGAAGATGTTCGAGTCTGCTGTGGTTGGTCCAGCAGCAGTAATCGTAGCTGTGATTGCGCGGCTGTGGTAAATCAGGTCCGCTTCAGTCTCGTCATTGTCACCAACGATCCTGGTTGGGCTGGAAAAGTTAACGCTTTTGTCCGTGACAAACGAAGAGATTTGCCGCCATGTCCCGGCCTGATCTTTAATGTATTTTCCAACGTCATTCCGCGTAAACGTCCCCGCGTACGTGCTGGTAATCGTTCCGCCAGTAACCACATCTGCGGCGGGGTCAATTCCGTTGGTGGATTGGGCGGTCTGAATGCGCTTCTTATACAGATAGACATTCATGTTTGTGTGCCGCCCGGCAGGTTGACTGATGTCAACGTACTGCGGGTTGTTGGTAGAGCGATTGACGGACGACTTCAGCGCAATCGACTCGTCAATGTTCAGAAGCAGGTTACTCTTGATGTCCGCCGTGACGGTGGTTTCGTCAGTGTAGGCGGTGACCTTGGCCAGCTTCCACTGGTTGTCTTCCCGGTATTGCAGGTATTCATCAACGTCGCCAGAGACAAAGTAGACGACTTCCTTCCACGTTCCGTTGGATGCTCCTGCGCCAGCGAATGTGCTGCCAACCAGATCGAAGTTGTCCGCGTCGATTCTTGTAACAACCCAATAACCATTTGCTGCAGTGTAGTTGGTGATGCCAGAAATCTTAACCCGGTCGCCAGTAATAAGCCCATGCGCAACCGTGGTGATGCGGAACAAGCCAGCGCCGTTATTAGCGATGGTGGTAATGTTGTAAGACGGCCTGAGCTGGGTGTCTACAAACGTAGCCGTATCGGTAAATCCGCTGATGGTCAGGCGCGTATAGGTTGTGTTGCGGCCTTGATACGGCCCGTCAACAAACTCCATCTTGCGCCACTCCCACTGATGGTCGGACAGGCGGGACAGGGTGTAAGGCGGAAGGTCCGGGTGCGCAAAGAACATCACGTCCGCACTCTGGCACTTGCTCAACTGCTTGAGCTGCGCATTCGTGTAGGTGTGCAGCGGGTTCATGGGGATGAGCAGCGCGGAATTGCTGACGCATCCACCACTGGTATAGGCGGTCATTGTCCCGGTATAGGCGACTTTGAACGATGTAGTTGTAGGTGTAGACGCAACAACCCACTGCCCGTTCGCCTCAGTCGCTCCGAGAACAGCCGTTATTCCAATGCTATTTCCAGCCGAAAACCCATGGACCGTAGAGGTGGTAAAAGTGATTTCACTAGCAGCCAATACAGCATTGGTAATCCGAATCACCCGCCCAATGCCGCCTGAGTCACCCAGCTTGTCAAAGTAAAGAACACCGCCACCTGAATACGTAGTTACGGTTCCGCTGCTCAGCGTGACGTTATTGGCGTCTGTGACGGTGGCCACGTAGCGCCCGTCAGCGATACCGCCGTTGCAGCCCTGAATGTAAACCGGGTCACCAATGGAAAGCTGATGGTTAGTGATGCGGATACGCGGGAATCCACCAACATCCGTCACGTTCTCAATGCGCTGGCCGTTCAGGCCGTACATCAACGCGCCGTTCTTTAGAACAAGCGAACCCCAGTTGTAGGCGCTGTAGGTTCCCTTGAACACCTTCAGGATGTAGGAGTCGTTGTCGGATGCGCGGAACTCAATCAACCGCAACGCTTCGGACGTAATGTAGGAGATGTTCTGCGTGCCCGGCCTGCGCAGCAATGAGCCTTGAGGCGTGACAATGAAGTTCTCAAGCTTCTCGCAGCCCTGCTTGAATGCGTCAAGGTCAGCGCGGCCACGCAGGAGCGGGGACACTTCGCCGAAGCGCCAGCTTGTTTGTGCTAGATTGGCTTGAGGCATTACTGGGTTGGCATGGCCAATGCCGTTGAGTTGCGGGACAGCAGCCAGTCGTTGGTTTCAATGACCGGCGAAGAATCCTCAGTGGCGTCGATAAACCGCGCCCTCTGAATCAAGCCGATCTTTCCGTCTCCACCGAATAAGTCCGTCCAAGCCTGACGTTTCTTACTATCACTGGCGGTCAGGGCGTCACAGATGTCCCATGCCAGATACAGCGCAAGGCATTCGTAGAACATAAACGACATGGTGGTATAGTCCGTAACGTCGTAGATGTATTTGATTTCCAGCTCGTCCAGATCGGTTGCGATACGGCCAGATTCCAGCCGCCATTCAGCGCCATAGGAACGCTCGTTCAGGCGAAGGATGCGCAGGCAATCAGATGGCTTTGCAATGGAGTAGGCGTAGTTGGTCGCAGCCGCCCGCGTCCATGATCCTGTTACTGTTCCACTGCCAGCGAAGACAGATTCGTAAAGGTCGTAATTGTTCGCATCGACATAGACAATCTCCCATGTTCCATTGACGGTCGGATAAGCCGCCTCGTCCTTGATGGTCACACGGTCGCCTGTAGCCAGTCCGTGCGATGCGGACGTGACCCGGAAGTAATCAGTAGCCCCCGCATCGGCCAGAGCGGTATAAGCGGTCCATGTGGGGCGGACGATCTTGCGCTTGACCGCGAAGTTCCACGGGTGCATCTCCAGCATGGCACGCTTGCAGATGTCCACGCGGGCATTGCAAATCACCGCCTCCTTGGAGGTTTCGGCGAGCGATCCAATGCTGGTCGAGCCAATCTTGTATAGAGCGGACTGGCTTACTTCAAGTTGGCTTTGTGCCATAAGTTAACGATAAAGTAAAAGGCGGCTTGAGTAAACATGAAAAACCCAAGCCGCCCGGAGGAGCACTTGCCGTCAGGCGGCAGGCGCGAATCAGAACGGCGTAATGAACCAGTTAGTGCCGTTGTTATTATGAACCCAGAACGCGCTGTTTGTTGCGCTGGTCCATGTGGTCAGCGCCGTAACGTTCGTGGATGTGTTGTAGGTTGCGCCAACGGTGTTGGTGAGCTTTACCGTGCAGTTTCCGTTTGCGATGATCTGATAAGCCCGACGCAACGAATTGGTGGGGTTCGGGAGAACCGCAATTACGTTGGTAAGCTGACTGTCACTGCGGAACGCCACCACGTTATGGTAGGGCTGCAATGTGTATTGCTCGGCTTCACCGGGACGATACAGCGTGAAGGTGAATCGCGGGCCATCCTGAATGTAATCAGCGACACCAGCCAGCTTTTCAACTTCCGAAGGATACGGCTGTCGACCTTTGTATTCCTGCGCACCAACCGTCACCGCCGCGAGTGCAAACAAACCAATTAGGATATTTTTCATAGTTGGTTGGGGCGGGAGTTACCCCGCCCCGATTACTTAGGGATAAGCAACGAGAACATAACCGCGAATGACTTCCGTGGTGAGAGCACCAACAGAGGTCGTTGCGGTCAGATACAGGTCCTTCTGGGCCTCGTACATGAAACCAAGCGCAGTCGTCAACGCGAAGCCCACCTTGGTCGTGCTTTGGGTAGCAGCGGCCTTGAGGCAAACCAGCGAATCGGCCTGAGCGGTCGTAACGGCAGCGCCAGCAGTCGAAATCGAGCTGCCGGTCCTGACGTCATCAATGGTCCCTGTGCCGTCCTTGCCGCACAAACCAATCGAGATTTGCGCAGAGTTAGCCAGCGTGGCAGAGGCGACGATTTCACCACTGATAATGCGAGCGCCCTTCGGGATGATTGCCAGCGCAATGTCCGACCCGGACGCTTCCGCAGAGCATGTGTGAACAAACGGAATCGCGTAAGTCTTGCAGAAAGACAGATTGGTATCCATCTTCGTGCCGGAGTTTACGTAGCTTTCAAGCTGGTCCGCGTAAGTATCAATAACTGTAGTAGCCATATTCTATTATTCCTTTCGTGGATTAAGCTTCAGAGCACAGGACTTTGATGACGCGCTCTTCCCAAAGGCGGGTAGCGCCGAACGTTGCGGTCGAGTAGACCTGATAGCTGTAACGCTTGTCAGGACGCTCATCGACGCGCACCTTGAGGTTCTCGGAGACGCCAAGCAGAAGGCCGCTCTTGGGGTAAACCAAGACCTGGCGATATGCATTGCTGTCCGCCGTAACGCGGGTGGACCACACGAAGTTGAACCCGAGGAACGTATTGATTTCACCGTTCACAAGCGCCTTGATGGCGTTGTAGTCGGAGTTGGTAACCTCAGTCGTGCGAAGCAAAGCCTGCTTCTGGGACGGGTGAGCCACAACCGTAACCGGTTCCATGGGGTCAATCGCGTCGTTGGCCTCAAGGAGATAGAGTGCGCGACGGAGCTTTCCGATGGTGAGGTTGGAGTTGGTGGCAGCGCCGGATTCCACGTAGTCAACCGCAACGGTCGAAGACGCGATAACCGAACCACCAGAACCGAACGTAACGGACGTTGCGCCAGCCTTGCCGGAATAGGACGTTCCCAATGCGGCGGTGATAATGGCGTCATCCATCTTGCGGCCAAGCGCGAAAGCCTGAGCCTGCGCATAACCACTCTTCGGATCGATAATCATTCGGAGCTTGTCCTGATTATCGAAGTACTCGTTGGTGTCATAACCAACGACCTGATTCCGGCGGCGGGTGTGCTCAATCTCGTTGTGCGGCGTATCGCCGTGACGAGTGCTGATTTCCTGCACGTCAGCAACACCGAGACGATCCCAATAATCGTATTCGGAATTCTGAGTGACCTCCCTGACAGTACCACGGAGCTTGGAACCCTTCTGTTGGAAGATGTGTTCTAGCTGGGCGTGATACGAATTAACAAATGCCGTATCTACTGTAAAACTCATAAAGACTTAAAGACCTGGCGCACAAAGCGCCTGCTTTGCTTGCGGTTCGGTAGTCCTTACGGGCCTCGCCTCGCGAACACG